GTTACAAAATTGTTCTACTGGAAGTAAAAGCCATTCATTAAGATTCTTCTTCATGATTGGTTTCTGTCTAATATTGTCTACGAAACTATTATCTGCAGAAAGGAAATTAGGGATACCATCACCTACATCGCCTTTGAGGATATGTTCTTTCATAAACTGTTTAGCATCAGAACAATCAATATATTTCTTATTTATGGGATCGTATTGCTTGACTGCAACAGAAGAATTATATGCTTGAAGCTGAATAAAATCTTTATCACCAGATAGAATTAAGATATTTTCTTTTCCATATTCAACTCTATTAGATAGCTCTGTAACAAGAACACCAATTACGTCATCAGCTTCAGCGTTATCTAAGTGAATAACTCGATAAGGAAAGAACTCTTTAAGTTCTTCACGGACAGTATTAAGATTATTAAAGATAAGAGTCCAATCTACATCAGATTTGTCACGACTCTTTTTACGATTTGCTTTATAGAATGGAAATACGTCTTTACGCCAACTACGTCGGCCATCGGCCGCAATGACCATTTCTCCAAACTGACCAGAAAATTTCTTATTAAATGATCTGATAGTATTAAGTGTAGCGGATCGGAATAGATCCAATTCAATTGGCGTTTCGCCAATGTGCCGGCCATAAAGCGCCATAATATTTGCAATCATGACTTGATTCAAGTCAACGATAATCATTGTTTACTCCAAAATGTATATGTATGCTAATAGTATATTATTTAAGTTTCAATGTCAATTGTTTCTTCATCTTCTTCGTCTTCATCGCCTCCTGTTAAGATAATATTCTCATCAATAAAATCTTGAACTGGATGATATATTTTTTCATGTCTTAGAAGAACTGCTTTCACAGTAATAAGAAGGAACGCAAGATCTGCAACATGAGTAATCATATACCCATTATCAGACATGATTCTTCCAACTTCATGTGTTAATTCTTCTGCTAAGTGTTCTGCTACTTCTAACTTAGAACATTTTAGTTTTTCATTAAGTTCCTCTATTGTCATAGGGGGAACATTAGCCTTTGATTTAGGGAATATTACGACATTGTCAGATGCTTTTTTTGTTTTTATTACTGACATAGACGCTCCTATTTAATGGCTCTAAGGATGATAGTATCATTATTAATTCGGCCATTAACTTCAATAGGTTTAGTAGTTAAGGTTGACATAAGTTTAATTAGAACTTGCTTTCCTCCACTAAGCACTTTTTGAATTGCATCTTCTGGTTTCCTAACTTTCTTTTTAATAGAAGCATCTGGATCAAAGTCTACAATAGTTGAACCTTTAACGCTTAATCCGGTTGGACTAATGGCGTTTAACATGATCAATTGATCATACTTAGTGTTATATAACCATAACTGCTGACTACCAATAATAGATTCAGGCATAATAGACTTGATCTTAAGTTTATTAAACTCTTTCTGATAGTTTAGTTTATTTATTAGTTTAGATGCAGTTACTTCTTTCTTTTTGCGCGGTTTCTTAGGTTTAGAAGCTTTAGCATTACCAACAAACCGAGCAATATCTTCCATACAAGCATCTAATTGCTTCATAATAGCTTTCTTTGAAGTATTAGGAAGGTAAGCATATGCTTCATTCAATTGTTCATCTTCACCTTGCATCATTTCGGCGTGTTCATCATGAATCTTAGAAATCAATGCTTTGATATGATTACAGATCTGTGCATTAAGCTGATTGCGCTGAAGATACGTATACAAAGAGAAAACAATTTTAGTCTTACGTTCATAATACCACGAATGAATCTCATCATCGATATGCACAATGTGTGGTTCTGCTAATGCTTTGATTCTATCTTGGATAGATACTACCTTTGCACTAGTAATATCTTCTTTTATTTCTTTTTGATTATAAGACAAAGCTTGTCTAATTTTAGAAGAAACGATTTCTTTTAATTCACCATCAAAAGTAGCACCATTGGATTCAATCCGCGCCAAAATACTTGCTGAATTTTTGCAAACTGAACCTAAAGCATTAAGATTCATAATATTTGAAATATCAGTCTTGCTATATCCATGAGTTTTCATATACTCAATTAGCCATTTATCTTTGTCTTTATCATCAGACATGATATTGTACCAATTTAACATTTTGCAAAGCATATCATCAATTTTAGATGTGATTACTTTTTTATGAATTGGTTCGTCGCCCCAAAACTTTTTAGCGATCAATTTATCAGCAAGTTTATTAACGCTCATTAGATAAGTTTCTTCTTAATTAAGATTGAAGTAAGTAGAGTATTCCATTCAGCAACTCGCCGGTCCCAATTGTAAAGAGTATCAACATAATTCTTAGTTGACTCTAATGATAATTGAACACTATCACTTTGAACTTTTTGAATTGCTACATCAAGCATATTATAGAATGTATTAGTATGATCCCTAGGATCTTCTTGATATTGATACATCCAAGTAAGGTTTGCTGCTGTTTCATAGAGTGCACCATAATTAGGATGTACACATAAACACCCAGCGCTCATTGCTTCAAGTAGAGCAATGCATGAAGTCTCAAGCCAAATTGATGGATAAGCAAAGATGTGAGCTTCTTGCAAAGCTTTTCGCACCACTTCATTTGGTTGGAACCCATGATAGTTTATTTTGGGGTGATTTTCACAAAAGTTAAATAATTGTTTAAAGGGTTCATCACGTTCTTCCCATCCATAAATTTTAAATGATGAGAATACATCCAATTCAATGTTATCATACTTTTCTGCAAGTTTAGCAAATACAGGAACAACAATGTTCAATCCACGATGTGGGGTTGTATGATAAATCAGTTTAATTTTTTCTTTTGATTTTTCAACAAAAGGAATAGGCTCAATTGCATTCTGAATAACACAAGATTTATACCAGGGAATCCTATAGTGATTTAGATAGTTTTGCATCTGCCAATTAGAAACAAATACAAGACGTTCAAACTTGGTGTAACCACCTTGGGCTAGGTGGTTTGATTCTGGATCACCAGGAAGATCATGAAGCCAATAGATAGGGATGAGTTTAGGATCAATGTCTCTAACCCTGGAACAAATGATTTGAAATTTATCTAAGATAGTCTGATCTAGCTTTTCTGCTAGAGCATACTTCATTCTCTCGGTTCCACCAAGAGCATTCTTGGATAATTCATCAATAGCAATAGGCATAATTTACTCCACAATTTCATAATGGTATATTCTATCTATAATGATAGAGCGCCAACCATTATTAATCACATCCCAAACAGGAATCAACGTTTCATTGATAGGTTTGTTAGTTACTTCTTCTGCAATTTCCTCAATTAAAGGAAGAAGATCTTTTTGTAGAGTACAAAGCATTTCACGCTGAGTCTCATCTTTTTTCATAAAGCAAATCTTCATCATGTGATTGTGTAGAAGATCTGAAAGTTCTTGACGAGTAATCATAATAATCTCCAAAAGAGAGAAGGGCCACAAGGGCCCTTCTTCTTATTCAAGGTTTAGCCGTTATGCGCTAGAGCCTTATACCCAGCAGCAACTACTGCTCGGCTTGGCGTACCAAGCTTGAAGTACGAAGCCATAGTCTTACGCTTATTGAAGTGAATAGCATAACCTTCCTGGCGTAGAGCGGTGATCGCTGCAGTTGGGTTCTTTAGACCAAAGCGTGCAGAAATCTGCTTGCTCGTCAGTCGAGTACCATTCTTAAATGCATCAAGAAGCTTTTCGGTCTTAGTCATAATAATCTCCAATTAATAATTAATAAATTTTCTAGTGTAGGTCACTAGCACCCATAGTCGTATAGTAATACTATACGAAAATAATGTACACTACATTCTTCTATTGCGGGTTCCAATTGTAGTGATGTCAATTTCATCGCTAATGTATTGATATGCACCTTTGTTATACATCAGTGCAATTCTTTTGCTCTTAGCAATGATCTGTTCACGAACATGTTCAGGTTCTTTATCAAGAGACGTTCTATCCATGATAGAGTTTCGCGCGCATACAGCTGGTGCAGTGCTCTCAAGTGATTTGAGATGAGAAGTACTACGAGCATGTGATACCTTAGGCTTATACTCTTGAAAAGAGCTTGAGATCTTTTCAGCATTCAAAGAAGAAACAGTAGGTAATTTATTCTGTTTTCTCCAAGCGTTATAGTCATCAAGAACTTTTTGTTTTGCTTTAGTCAATTTTGTTTTCTTCTTTTTGGAAGAAGAATTCATAAAAATCATCATGATTACATTCTCAAATATTTTTGTGTATCTTCAGGACTATTACTAATAATGGTATTATACACTGCTTTTTTATTAATTGACATAGCCTGTTCAGTTATATTTTTTATACGTTCTTGTGTGTCTTTGTTATTTCCATATACGGAATGATACACTGAAGTAACATTTGTTTTAAACTTAAGAAAATTATAAATGTTTGCTTTATCATAACACGATTCACTGATGTCAATAGATGTATCACTACCAAAGCATATGCCTAAATTTGGAAAAGCTTTCTTAATACTTTCAGCAAAAGTTTTCTTTTCTTTTGATTGCTTGTCCCATTGCTGATATCTTTTAATCTCATCTTCTGATGCCGTCTTTCCAACTAAAGAAAAACTAATCATTCCTGTACGATGTTCAATATTTGGTCCAGTTCTCATTTTAAATTCAGACATCTTTAAAAGAGATTCAAGAAAAGAAATTAATTCATATGATGGACGCCAATTGCTCACCACATGTTCTTTATTTTCTTTCCATATAGAGTTACCACCACTGGTGAATACAGCTTGACAATTATCAATAATTCTACGTCCAAGTCTAGGCATAATGTTTTGATAAGTGTTATTGGTGCAGATATATACGTCTTTCTTAAGCATCCAATGTTCAAACATTCTCATAAAATGAGATTCAATTGGCTGATTAGGTAAAGCCAATACACCATCTACATCAAAAATATAAGTTTTCATTTTAAGTCATCGTGAAAATCAATTGTTACATATTGTCCATCGAGGTTATATCCACAGGCTTTTAGAAAAAAAGTAAATGCTTCACATACTTGTGTTAAATCAGAATGCGAAGGAATAGAATAATCTACATCATCTTCAAATGCATGTGAAACAGAGTCTTTTATTATAAATCTTTTCATATTTAATCCCATAAATTTCTATAGTATTTCCCAAACAATTCAAATCCTTCTTGCATACAATTCTGAAATTTAAAGTATCCTTCAGAATCAAACTTATGCGTATCATTAGGACCATGTTTCATAATGCAATAATCATTGATTTCTTCAAAATAGAAATCATGTTCACCAGAATGAAACTGAGCTTCCCAATCAGTATTTATCTGCTCGAATGACCAAATCATTTTATCGAGAATTTGGTGCCAGTGCTCATGCCCTTTTTCCCAAGCAAGTTTATCACCTTCTTCATAGAAGTCAAAGGAGTATTGCGCTGAATTTGAAGTCTGTTGAAATTCAATCATATCTCCAGGAGACCCATGTGTAGTTGCCTTCAACTGCTTAAGCATAGGAAGAACAATATAAGCAAGAGTAGATTCCATATTCCAAGTATCGTACTTATCAATTCGAACATTAATCTTACGATCATCAGAGGTTTTCTTATATGGTCCGATGTAAACTTTCATTATGTTTCCTAAAAATGGTCGGAGTAGCCAGATTCGAACTGACGACCCTCTGGTCCCAAACCAGATGCTCTACCAAACTGAGCTACACTCCGAAATAAATGGTGGGCAAGATAAGATTCGAACTTATTCAGCCTGAGGCGACAGATTTACAGTCTGTTGTGACTCTCCAACTTCACCGCTTACCCTTATATTAAATGGTGCTCCCGGCTGGATTTGAACCAACGACCAATCGGATATAAGCCGACTGCTCTCACCACTGAGCTACGGGAGCATTTATTTTGGTAGCTCCAGATGGATTCAAACCACCGACCTCTCCCATATCAGGGGAGTGACTCTACCTCTGAGCTATGGACCTATTATTTGGCCTGCGTGGAGGGATTCGAACCCCCGACCATTCGGGTAGAAGCCGAATGCTCTAATCCACTGAGCTACACGCAGAATATGTATGTATATTACAATAAAACAATAATTAAGTACATAGACTATTTGCCTATATTTCTTCGAGTGAACTTCATCATTATATTGTCATTATAATATGCAGGTTCACCA